GTGTCGGCGATCATCATCATTCAGCAGCGCACGCACCAGAAGGACATCACGGGGCTCATCCTCTCGAAGGAGCTGGGCTACGAGTGGCTCTGCCTGCCGATGGAGCACGAGCGTGGTCGCTCTAGCTACACGCCCGTGCGCCGGCCTGGCGTGAAGCCCAAGAAGATGCGGAGGATCAAGCTCCTCGAGGACCCGCTGCCGACCTGGGTCCCGGCCGACAAGGTGCCCGAGGGGGCCGAGTCCGTGGGGCCGGTCCGGCTGCTCACGAACTGGGAATTCCGGACCGAGGAAGGCGAGCTGCTCTCGCCGCGCGTCGGTCGCGAGTACCTCGACACGGATCTCAAGCCGACGCTGCAGGCGATGGGCGGGACCTACGCCGAGTCCGGCCAGCTGCAGCAGCGGCCAGTCCCTCGGGGTGGCGGCATGTTCCAGCGCGATGACTTCCAGATCCTCGAGGTAGCCGATCTGCCGCCTGGCCTTCGCCCTGCCAGGGGCTACGACCTGGCCGCCACCGAGGACGATGCGGCGTCCTGGACCGCTGGCGTCAAGATCGCGGTCTCGGAGCCCATGGTGATCATCCTCCACGCCGACCGGATCCACGGCTCGCCGGGCCAGGTCGAACGGTGGATGAAGGCCACGGCTGCCACCGACGGCAAGGGCGTGGTCATCGACTTCCCGCAGGATCCGGGCCAGGCTGGCAAGTGGCAGAAGGCCTATTTGGGCGGCCAGTTCCAGGGCTACGAGGTGCGCTCATCGACCGAATCCGGGAGCAAGGCCAACCGCGCGATCCCGCTGGCCTCGCAGTGTGAGCTGGGGAACGTATATTTGCTGCGCGGCGACTGGAATGACACGTTCATCGCTGAGGCGTGCCTTTTCCCGCGAGGAGATTTCAAGGACCTGATCGACGCGGCGACCAGGGCCTATGCTCGGGCGATCAAGCTCAAGGCGAACGTCGAAGTTCCGGCGGCGCCGAAGACCATCGGGGGGTGAGTCATGGCAGCCGGATTCTTCACGGGGTTCACCGATCGCCTCCGTCGCCGAGTCCCTCCCACCGAGACCGCCGGCACCTCCGGCACGGTCATCCTGGCGGGCTACGTCCAGTCACGCGAGAAGAATCCGTCCGTCGCAAACCAGACCGCGCGCTACGCGACGTTCAGCGACATCCTCACGAACACGGACATCGTCGGCGCCTCGGCACGATACTTCCTGAACCTGGGGGCCAAGGCCACGTGGACGGTCAAGCCGGCGGACGACTCGCCGGCTGCGAAGGAGGTGGCCGAATTCATCGACGACGCCATTCACAAGATGCGGACGCCCTGGCGTCGCGTGGTCCGGCGCACGCTGATGTATCGCTACTACGGCTTCAGCGTCCAGGAGTGGACGGCGAAGCTGCGCGACGACGGCAAGGTCGGCCTTCTCGACATCGAGCCCAGGCCGCAGCACACGATCGATCGCTGGGACACCGACGAGAGCGGGCACGTCATCGGCATCGGCCAGCGCGATCCCGCGACGGGCAGTGGCATGTATCTGCCTCGCGAGAAGGTGGTCTACGTCGTGGACGACTCCCTCTCGGATTCACCGGAGGGGCTCGGGATCTTCAGGCACATGGTCGAGACGTCCGCTCGGCTCACGCGGTACCAGGAGCTGGAGGCCTTCGGCTTCGAGTCCGACCTCAAGGGGATCCCGAAGGGCCGTGCGCCCTACGCGGTGCTCTCGAAGATGGTCAGCGATAACACGATCACCGAGGAGCAGCGCAAGAAGATCGTCGCCCCGCTCGAGGACTTCGTCGAGAATCACGTGAAGAGCCTCAAGCTCGGTCTCATGCTCGACTCATCGACCTACCGGAACACCGACGAGGGCGCGAGCGTCTCCGGCACGCCGCTCTGGGATCTCGAGCTGGTCACCGGCGGCAACACCTCAGCGGATGCCGTGGCCCGTGCGATCGAGCGCCTGCAGCGCGAGCTGGCTCGGCTCGCCGGCACCGAGGGCCTGCTCCTGGGCGGCGCGCAGGTGGGCAGCTTGGCGCTCAGCCAGGACAAGAGCCAGAACTTCGCGCTGGTGGTCGACTCCGCCCTGGCCGATCTCAAGGGCGCCTACGAGATCGACGTGGTGGGCACGCTCATCGCGCTCAACGGGATCGACACGGAGCTTGCTCCCACGCTCGAGCCCGAGCAGGTGCAGTACCGCGACATCTCGCAGCTCAGCCAGTTCCTGGTGGATATGTCCGCGGCTGGCGCAGTCCTCGCGCCGGACGACGAGGTCATCAACGTCATGCGCCAGCTCGCTGGCCTGCCCGACGTGCCAGAGATCGACGAGGAGGATCTCAACCTGCGGCTGCCCGGTGGCGAGCCTCCGCCCGATCCCGATGATCCCGACAACCAGCCCGACGAGGCTGAGCCTGGGGACGTCGACGACGACGCCCTGGAGGAGGGGGGCGAGTAGTGTCGGCGAACAAGCTCCTCCCTCACCGGACGAAGCCCCTCCGCATCGGCCAGCTGCGTCTCGTGGACTCGCAAACGCTGCGCCCGAACCTGAAGCGGAAGGTGCGGAACATCGCCGTCGCCGAGATCCTGAGCGCCATCGCGGCCGAGGGGCGTCCCGACGCCGGAGTGGTCTGCTCTCGCGAGACGTTCAGGATGCGGCACGACTACTACGAGCTGGAGGCCAAGGCCCAGGCGGCCGACCCGGATGGCTTCGACCACAACGCCTTCGAGCGCGACTTCGACCCGGAGCTGGGAGACTGGGAGCTAGACCGCGATCTCTACGCGATCGAGTGGGCGATCATCGGCCACGCCGATCGGAAGGCCTACGGGATCCACAACTGGTACAACGTCAGGATCAATCAAGGAGCCGAACCGTGGCGGCTTAGCGTCATGCAGGCCCCGTGCTTCGGCGGCCTCGATCGGGACCATGCCCAAGGTCATCGCGGCGCTCGATTCGAGCTGCTCTCGGTCCTGCTGCGCCACTTCATGCTCCACCCGTTCACGATCCGAGTCGATGGGAAGGCCCAGGAGGCCCTGGTGGTCGAGTGGCGCTTCAGCACCGACTACGCGAACCACCGCTTCCCGACCACCGCGCCGCATATCGCGAAGGCGCTCGAGCGATTCGCGACCATCGACTACTCGACGATCGACGGCGTGGCCTCATTCTCGAAGGTCCGCACGAAGCCCGCCGTGCTGCGCCAGGTGGTCGACGGCGACTTCGAGGACCCGATCGCGCCGCCGCCCAGGCCGGCGCCGGAGCCCGATGAGGAGGACGACATCGAGCCCGAGTCGATCAAGGAGATGTGCGACGCGCGGCGAGGGCGTTAGCAATGCCGAGCATCGTCGAGAGGGGCGCCAACTACGGCAAGGAGCACCTCGACGCAGACAAGGAAGTCGACCGCGGGCAGCAGCAGGGCTCCCGGATGGAGCTGGGCTTCATCCTCGGTAAGAGCGGAGACCCCGACCAGCGGAGGGTGGCCGTCCTGGTCTGGCATGGCCTCGGGATCCCGCCAGGCTCAACGATCACCCAGGCGAAGATCGAGCTAACCTCGATCGACGACAAGACGATCACGGACCAGACGGGCTTCGAGTTCGCCATCCCGCGCGACGATGGCATCTGGAGCAACGCCGACGGGAACGTCGTCGGCCGTTACTGGCTGAAGCAGATCGGGATGGAGGTCGGCGGCTCCGGCTCTCCGACTTCGATCTACAACGTCCCGGCGAACACAGACCACGGCACCATGGACGAGATCTTCCAGTGGGGCCAGTTCCCCTCCCCGAACTACCAGACCGACGGCGTGGCGGAGCCGACCTACACGCAGCTCATCGCGCCGACCGCGACCGACGTCCTGACGCGGATCGGGATCATGGTCAGAGACGCGCGCGGCACGACTGACCCTGGTGTCGCCATCACGCTCGAGGTCTACGAGATCGTCGACGACGACATCACGCCCGGCGCGGCGGTCGACGGCGCTCTCGTCGCAACGAGCGAGACGCTGCACCAGACGGACTGGGCGGGCGCTGCGCGCGGCGACGTGACCACGTTCGCCTTCTCAGACGCCGCGACGCTCACGTCCGGCAAGTATTACCGCGTGAAGGTGGTCCTCGACTTCAACGGTTGGGTCCCGGATGAGGACACGGGCGGGCTCCATGGCGCGACGGCGGTCCATGGCGAGAACGCCAACGAGACGCCGAACGACGTCCTCAACCTGACATCCGGCCTCGAGGACGCCGACATGCCGGTCGCCGACCGCGGCTTCTGGGCGTCGATGGCGAGCTGGATGTCCGACATCCCGCACATGAACGACTTCATCTCGGACGCCGCGCTGGCGTCGAATATGGCCTACGTCTCGGGCGTCAACCCGTCGATCACCGTCGTACAGAACGTGCCCTTCACGATCGGCGATTCGAGCTTCTCGCCGGACTACGACCTGGATCTCTCCACGCTGATCCAGGCGCGGATCGACGACGCGGGCTACTCGCACGACGATCCGCTCTGCCTGGTGCTCGGCCTGAAGGACGTGGTGGGCGTCTCCACCTCATTCGAGATCTTCCTCCCAAAGAGGCTGGTCGTCGACCTAGTTCCGCAGCTCTGGGTCGACTGGATCGACCCGGTCATCACGCCGCCGACGCTGCTGGCTCCGCCCGACACTTCAACCACCTTCGACACGACGCCGACGCTCTTCTGGGAAGCTGGAGCTGCCGGATCGCCCGACGCCTTCCACGCCCAGCTATCGCAGAACCCAGACCCAGCTATCGACCCGATCCAGTTCCTGGTCACGGCCGGCGACGAGTGGACCGTCACCGAGCTGGCGGTCGGCACCTACTACTGGCACGTCCGCGAGAGCAGATTCGGACTCTGGAGCGAGTTCACGACCCCGTGGAGCTTCACGGTCGCCGATGCCGACGACGTCGAGGTCATCGTCGAGGTCCAGGAAGCGAGCGCGACGGCTGAGGTCGGGCCAGCGATCGTCACGGCGGCGATCCCGTCGCTCGACTGCCCCGTCGAGGTCCCGGCCGCCCAGGCCCAGGTCGAGGTCAAGCTCGAGGATCCGGAGGTCGTCGTCCCGGCGCCCTCCGTCGACGTAGAGCTAGAATGAGCGTTATGATGGCGGGCGCCGCTCTCTGGAGGATCGCATGGCCACGACCCTGAACGTCTGCCCGGCCGCCGTGGATGTCTGCATCACCAGGGGCGACTCGACCCCGATCTCATTCACCCTGGTCGACGAGGCCGGCGCCGCGATCGACAACACCGGCTCCACCTACCTCCTCACGGTCGACCCGAGCGACGAGCCGGCCGACGCGCTCGAGAATCTCTTCCAGCTCGCACAGAGCAACACGCCCGGGTCCGACGGCGTCGTCACCTTCTCGCCGTCGACCGTCGACACCGACCAGACCCCGGACGAGTATTTCTTCGACGTCCAGCAGACGGACGTCGGCGGCAACCTCAGGACCGTCATCAAGGGCAAGTTCACGATCCAGCAGGACATCACGAAGGCTTAGGAGGGCTCCATGGGACTCAAGAACGACCGCCGCGGCCAGCAGACGGGCGCGTTCACGCCGACGCTCACTGCCGTCTCGAACGTCGACACGATCACGCCGGTCCGTGCCTGGTTCGTGCAGGACGGAAACCACGTCACGGTCAGCTTCGGCTTCACGATCAACCAGACTGCGACGGGAAGCGCCGTCTTCCGGTGCTCGCTGCCGCCCGCCGCCCGCCGCCTGGTGACCGCCCTCCATGACATCGCTGGCGTTGCTGGGTCGGGCACCGACGGCTTCGCAGGGGTCGTCAACGGCGACATCACGACAGACGAGGCGATCATCACGCTCGATTCCAATTCGACAGCGGATCAGCCGGGGTCGGCGGTCTTCACGTATCTGCTGGAGGGCTAGACCATGCCGGTGGTGCTGGGCGTTGAGGTCTACGATGCGAAGGCGGCGTTCGACGCATACTTCAAGGGGGCCACTCACGGGGCGCCCTGGCTCGCCGCGGCTTCGTCGCTCCGCAACCAGGCGATCGTTACGCAGATGCGGGTCTTCGATCGGACCGCCTGGCAGGGCGCCCCGACCGAGCCTCGGGACAAGACGGTCCCTCAGCCTGGCAGCACGCAGGCCCTCGCCTGGCCGCGGACCGGCCTGGTCGATCGCGAGGGCGTGGCCGTCGACTCAAGCGCCATCCCGCTGGAGATCCTGCAGGGCGGCTACGAGTACGCGCTCGAGCTGATCAACGCTCCGTCGGTCCAGACGGACGACCAGCGGGGATCGAACCTCAAGACGGACAAGCTCACTCAGCGCGTGGAGGGGGCGGTCACGGTCACCACCGAGAAGGGCTACTTCCGCTCGACGCTCGGGACCCTCCCGCCATTCCCCACGATCGTCCAGGACTACATCGGCCTCTGGCTGGCCAGCTCAGTCTCATCTCCGCTGGTCTTCACATCTGGCACGGAGGTCGAGGCGACGTTCACGGAGGCTGGCCTGGACTGGGGCTACCACGGGAGCGGAATCCCGTGAGCCTGGGGGCCGTTCCGCAGATCGTCCTGATCCCGGACGTCCCGCTCGACGACCTGGGCCGGATCGCGGCGCTGATCGAGCGCGCCGAGCCTCGAGTCCGCCGCCGCTTCCTGGCGTTGATCGAGGGCTCGGCTGGCCTGGCGGATCTCGATCGGATCACGGGGCTTCTCGAGGTGGGCCGGGTCAACGAGGCGCTCGCCTTCTCAGAGGGTGTCGGCGAGGGCCTCTCGAATGCGCTCGAGTCGGCCTACGCCGCTGCTGGACTGTCGGCCGCCGAGGTCCTGCGGTCTCAGGCCGACACGCTATTCGACTTCAACAGCCTCAACAGGCGGTCCGTGGCGACGCTCGAGCGCAATCGGCTGCGCCTGGTCCGCGAGTTCAACACCGAGCAGCGCGTCGCGACCCGCGTGCTGCTGCAGGACGCCGTCACCCGTGGCCTGCCGCCGATCAAGCAGGCTCGCATTATCCGCGGGTCAATCGGCCTCACAGGCAAGCAGGCTCGGGCGGTGACGAACTTCCGCAGCATGCTGGCCAGCACGAACCCCATTCGAACCAGGGAGGCGCTCACGCGGGCACTCCGGGACAAGCGCTTCGATCGCACGATCGCTCGAGCGGCCCGCGGCGAGCTGGTCCTCAGCGCCGAGCAGATCGATCGGATGGTCGCGCGGTATCAGGAGAACTACATCCGCTACCGAGCGAACACTATCGCCAGGACGGAGACGGTGGCGGCCATCCACGCGGGCGACGAGGAGCTATGGCGCCAGGCGATCGTCTCCGGCGAGGTCCCGGCCGACCAGGTCATCTCTACCTGGCACATCGCGAACCGGAATGTCCGCTCCTCCCACCGTGCGATGAATGGCCAGACCCGGCCGTTCGGCGAGCCCTTCCGCTCCGGCGACGGCAACAATCTTCGCTTCCCTGGCGACCCTCTGGGCCCTGCTGCGGACACGATCAATTGCCAGTGCGTCGTCGCTCGGTCGCTCAAGAAGCCGATCCGCCGCCCGCCTGGCGTGCCCATGGCCATCGCTGCCGGCTGAGGCCGAACTCTGAACGGCGACGAAACAGAGGGCTCCTGCGAAGTTTCGCGGCCGGCTTCCCGTTCGGCCCGGAAAGAAGTTCGTATTTCGGCGGCGGCCAAACGGGAGGGGCCCTGCGAAACTTCACGGCCGGCTCCGGTTTCGGCGCTCAAAGAAGTTCGCGATTCGGCGGCGGCCGAACGGAGCGCTCGCTCTGCAACTTCCGAAATATCGACGCTGCATCCTATTGGAATCATTGCGTTATTTCGATCATCATCGGCGAACTCGGTTCTGGGCCGTTTCTGGCCGCGCGACGCCAGGTTCGGCAGCCCGTCAGCGGGCGAGCCCTATCGATGGGCTGAAACTGGTTTGCGGCCAAACGCAGGGTGCCTGGTCCGATTTCAGGGGCGGCTGACCAGGCGGTGGCCTTCCTCGAGCCGAAAGCTGGAGCGGCGCGAACCGAGGCTCCGGCGCGGCACTTCGAGGCCGGGGATAGCGCGCCGCCGCGAGTTGCGTATGATCTGCCTGCACGCCGCCGAAGATCTGGGGGGATCGTGGCCAAGGAGTTTCGGTCGCGGGTCATCAAGGCGGAGCGAGTCGACGAGCAGCTAGGGCTGGTCTTCGGCTGGGGCATGATCTGCACGAAGGCAGGCGAGCCGTACTTCGACCTCCAGAACCAGCACTGCCCTCCCGCGCTGATGGTCAAGTCCACCACGGACTTCATGGCCCACTCGCGCGTCGCCGACGACATGCACGATGAGGTCGAGCATGGCCCGGTGGTCCATTCGTTTCCGCTCACCGACGAGGCGATGAAGGCCTACGGGATCACCTGCGAGACGCAGGGGTGGATGATCGCCGTTCGGCCCTCGCCTCCCATCCTCGCGAAATTCGTTTCGGGCGAATACACGGGCTTCTCGGTCGGCGGCTTCTATGCGGCCGAGGAGGTGACGGCTTGAGCAGCGCCTTCCGGACACGCTCGGATCCGCGCGAGGTCCTCACGGTCCTCAAGATCAACCAGCTATCGACGGTCGATCGTCCTGCGATGGAGGGGGCGACTTCGCTCCTGCTCAAGCGGCATGGCTCGAGCGACCCGGATGCCTCTGGCGTGCTCTGGAAGAATGGCACGCCTGGCGTCCTGACCTCGGAGACCGACGGCCACACGCACATCGTCTGGCTCCACGGCATGGTCGGCGAGTCCACGATGCAGCGGGCCGAGGGCGACGAGGGCCATCACGATCACCCGTGGACGCTGAACGCGGACGGCTCGATCACGATCGGCGCCAACAACGGACACGACCACAACGTCCCGGCCGAGGCGGCGATCGCTGCGCTGGTCGCGATGAATAAGCTGCACCAGGCGGGCGAAGGGGAGACCCCCGACGGCTCACCCGGTGCTGGACAAACCACCACAACGCAGGAGACCGACATGCCGGAACTGACCGACGTTCAGAAGCTCGAGGAGCGAGTCGCCAAGGCGGAGGCCCGAGCCGAGGCAGCGGAGACGCGGTCCCAGCTCGAGTCGATCCTGGGGTCACTCACCGATGTCCACAAGGCGCACTTCGACGGCCTGGCCGACGAGGGCAAGATCGCCTTCGCCAAGATGGACGTGGCCCAGCGCGACGCCTCGCTCGACGCGATCGAGACGGCTCGCAAGGCCGCGGATCCCGTCGCGTACACGTGCGACGACGGCACCGAGATTCACAAGAGCGCCGGAGACCACCTCGTCCGTCTGGCGAAGCGCGCGGACGAAGCCGACCGTCGGGCCGAGAAGCTCGAAGGCGAAGCCACCGTCTCGCGCCTGGAGAAGCGCGCCGGCGAGGAGCTGGGCAACCTGCCCGGCACCACGGAAGAGAAGGTCGCGATGCTCAAGGCTCTCGAGACGATCCCGGAAGGGCCCGCTCGCGAGGCCGCTCGCAAGGCGATGGTCGCTGGCAACGACGCGATCTCGGCAGCGTACAACCGTCAGGGCACAGTGACTCCGTCGCCCGAGGGCACGCCGCTCGGAGATCTCGACTCCATTTCGAAGGCCTACGCCAAGGAGCACAACGTCACCGATGCGGTGGCGATGTCGAAGGTGCTGGCCACGCCGGAGGGCAAGGCGATGTACGCCTCCCACCGCCGAGTCAATCCCGCGATCCCGTCGCAGAACAACTAGGCCGCGAGGCGATCATCATCAGCGCCGCCCCTGGGCGGCTTGAAGCTCGAACAAGGAGACCGACATGGCCGCATCAGGGCAGAGCGTCAACACCTCGAAGATCGCCGGCGAGGCGATCACGAAGGCCCGCTTCGTGGACATCACGAGCGACGAGACCGTCGACATGTGCGACGCAGCCGCTGACATCGTCCTCGGCGCTTCGGCGGAGACCGTCGTGGTCGGAGACGTCTGCCCGATCACCACGATCGGCGAGGCCCAGATCGAACTGGGCGCGACGCTCGCGGTGGGCGCCATGTGCTCCTCGGGCACGAACGGCGTGGCGGTCGCGGCTTCCGTGGTTGGCGGCGAGATCATCGTGGGCCCGATCCTGAAGGGTGGGGACTCCGGCGAGATCGGCGTGGTCCAGATGAACGTCAGGACCGTCAACGCCTAGAACCTGAACCCCGGGCCGCGTTCAGCCAGCGAGGCCTAGAACGATCACAACGAGCCACGAACTGGGAGATCCCAATGCCGTTCATCGAACCCTCACGTAGCGATGTCCACGTGGACACGCCGCTGGGCAATGTCTCGCTGGCCTTCCAGCAGCTGGCCACGAACTTCGTGGCGGGCCAGGTCTTCCCGCACGTCCCGAGCGATAAGCGCTCGAATCTCTACTACACCTACGACCGGGGCGACTTCAACCGGGACGAGATGGAGGAGCGCGCTCCCGGTACGGAGTCGGCGGGCTCGACCTACGCGGTCGGGAACGACAATTTCTTCTGCCGCGTGCGCTCGCTGCACCGCGACATCCCGGACCAGATCCGCTCCAATGCCGACGACCCGTTCGATCTCGACAGCGAGGCGACGATCTTCGTCACGACGAAGGAGATGATCAATCGGGAGATCAACTGGGTCACGGCGTTCTTCACGGCCGGCGATCCTGCCGACACGTGGACGTTCGACGTCGATGGCGATACGTCGCGATCGGCATCGTTCGATCCCACGGACGCAGCCAACAACAGCGTGATCAAGTGGAATCTGGCGAACTCCCTGCCGATCGAGGACATCCGCGAGGGCAAGCGCTTCGTCCTCGAGGAGACGGGCTACATGCCCAACACCCTCACGCTGGGTCGCTCCGTCTTCGACACCCTGCTCGATCACGGCGACATCGTGGGCCGTCTCGATCGCGGCCAGACCACGGGCCCCGCGCAGGTCACGCGCGATGCTCTGGCGGCGCTGCTCGAGGTGGACAACGTCCTGGTCATGGATGCGGTCCAGAACACGGCGGCGAAGGGGGCGACCAACGTCCATTCCTTCATCGGTGGCAAGCACGCGCTGCTCAGCTACCGCCCGCCCACGCCCGGTCGCATGACGCCCTCCGCCGGCTACACGTTCACGTGGAACGGCTACCTGGGCGCCGGCGACACAGGCACGCGGATCAAGGTGATCCGGGCCGACCTGCTCGAGTCCGACCGCGTCGAGATCGATGCCGCCTACGACATGAAGCTGGTGTCGGCAGATCTCGGCTACTTCTTCGGCGCCATCGTCGACTAGCCATGGGCAGCACCAGGGGGGCAGGGCCTGGCGGTCCTGCTCCCCTTCCCACCCTTCTCGGGAGGATGTCATGGCGCAGGCCAGCGAACCGACCCGCAAGATCATTCGCAAGCTCCGGCACTGGAAGCAGCGCTTCGACAAGAACGCGCGCTTCGTCTGGCGACGAGACGTCCTCTGGGGCGCCCACCAGTGCCGTACTGGCGAGCCGATCCCGGAGTGGATCCTCAAGGAGATGGGCCGCACCAAGCTCCGGCGGCTCTGGGAGTCGCGTCGCATCGAGCTGGCCGAGTTCGAGGACGCCGACGCTTGGCCCCAGGGCCCGCCTCCCGATGCCGCGCCGCCGCCTGAGAGCCCGTCTGCCGCCGCGGCCGATGCCTCGCTGCCCGAGGCCGTGACCGAAGTTCCCGATCCCCTGGCGCTGCCTGCGGGCGTCACGCTCACAAAGAACGGCGGCGGCTGGTACACCCTGGGCACCGACATCGGCGACGTCAAGATCCAGGGCAAGGCCAAGCTCGTGGCGGCCCTCGAGGAGCTTCGCGCCGACGCTGCTGAGGCGTAGCTGGTGGCGGCCCCCTTCGACTACGCGGCCCTCAAGGCGGCCGTACCGGACGTCCTGATCCCCCAGTTCGGGATGGCCGTGACGCTCACCCGGGCTGCCCGTGGCGTCGCTCTCGAGGCCTGGGAGCAGGACCAGGGACCGGCCGCCTCGAGCGCCGCTCAGTCCGTCGCGACGAGCGGGATCCAGGTGGCCCTGGACAAGGAGACGCTCGCGCTCCAGACCATCGAGACCCGTCTCGGCCGCTGGGCCCTGGTCGCCGATGCTGCCCTGCCCGAAGAGGTCGGGCCCGAGTGGAGCCTGGTGGCCAACGGGGTCGCATACGAGATCGTGAGCGTTAAGCCGGTAGCGCCATCCGGGACGGTCCTGCTCTACTTCGTGGTGGTGCGAACCTGATGCCGGATATCACTCAGGTCGCCTTCCAGGACGAGATCATGAATGGCTTCGCCGCCTTCTGGGGTGAGCGCACGCAGATCAGCTCTCCCAACAAGGAGTTCGATCGGGAGAAGGTCCCGGCCGCTGATGCCACTTTCATCGAGTGGTCGATCTCTGGCGACCCGGATGGCCAGCAGCGGTTCAGCCACTCCGTCGAGCGCAACCACTTCTCGCGCCAGGGGGTGATCGTCTTCACGGCCAACGTTCGAAGCCTGCTGAGGCTCAAGCCGGCGCTGGCCGATCTGGATCAGTGCCTGCACTTCCTCGAGGCCTACCACCTCGACAACGCCATCTTCAGGAATATCGGCACGCCGGTGGACCTGGGGAACGACGGAGCCTGGCATCAGGTGTCGGTCTCCGCTGACTGGGTATACTTCACCGATCGATCGTCGATCGCAACGTCGGCGGCCTGAGCCGATCGTACAGGGGGGACACCATGCCGCTAGAAGCACGAGCACCCGACACTTTCACCAAGGACAACCTGCTCCTCGGGTTCAGCCAGATCGAGTTCACCCCGCTGATCGCTGGCGTCTCCGGCACCCCGGTCCCGCTCGGCATCCTCTCGGGCCAGGAGCTGCAGAAGGAGATCAACGTCCTCGAGCTGAACGATGGCGCCGCGGGCACGATCACCGTGGCACGCGAGGTCCTCTCGAGCCTGAAGCCGAGCTTCCAGTTCGAGCTGTTCAACTTCCGCAGCGACATCGCCATGTATGTCTTCGGCGCTCCGGCCGTCACGCCGCAGGTGGCGGATGCCGCTACTGCGATCACCGACGAGAGCGTGATCGTTCCGCTCGGCGCCAATGCGGCGCGCATCTTCCTGCCGCTGGTCAACGGCGACGTCGACGAGACGCCGGGCAACCTCACGCTCACATGCGCTCCGATCGTCAACGAGCTGGTGGGCGTGGGCGACGGCATCCTCGGCACGGTGGACGGCGACTTCACGCTGGCTTTCAAGCCGGCGATCCTGGGCGACATCACCAGGCTCGAGGAAGTCGACTCGAGCACGGGCGCGGTCATTCGGGTCTTCGTCCCGCAGGCCG